AGCTGGTAATATAGCTGTTTCATTTCTTCCACCCTCATTAATTCCAGTTAATCCACCTTTAAAGTATGCAGTACCCAAAGCATGTCTAGGATTTTTAATAGTAGTTGTAGTTGTTCCTGATTTGTTACCTTCACCTATAGTACCTGTTGTTTTAACTTCATTGATTTCATTGATATTAGTAGTACCTAATGTAGATTTAGAATTTTTTACAATGCCTGTTGCTCCACCTGTCTTATTTGCTCCACCAACTGTTTCAGTGGTCTTTTTAGTGTTCTCTGTAATATTTATAGTTTTATCCTCTACTTTTGTATTATTCCAAAATTTTAACTTATCTATAAGTTTTCCAAAAGCATTTTTTGCTGTTTCAATAGGATGTAATACAACATCTAATGCTTTCATTAAACTATCCCAAGCACTCATAAATACACCAGTTACAAAATCAGATACTTTAAAAAATGCGTCTCTCAATACACCTAATACGTCAATTACTCCATTCCATATAACAGTAAATATTCCACCAACAACTTTACAAACTCCCAAAATAACATCTTTAACATAGTTAAATGCACCAGCTAAACCATTCCATAGATACTCTCCAAAACTTTTTATACTATCCCAATTTTTAGTAATTACATTTTTTAACCATAGAAATAAATTAATCATTACACCAACAGGGTTGCCAAACTTTATAATAAATTTAAGTATCTTGCCTAATGGATTTTTATCTAATTTATCCCATAACTCTTGTACTTTCTTTTTAAATTTATCCCAATTTTTATAAATAGCAACTAATGCACCTATTAATGCACCTATAGATAATACCACAAGACCAATCGGATTAGCATTTAAAAGAAAATTAGTCACAACCATAATTCCATTGAAAAGTAAAGTTTTAGCACTAGCAATCATTACAGCAGTTTTATATACTCCAAAAGCAACAGCTACACCAGTTACAATAGGTGCTATCCAATTCCAATTGTCAATAATTTTATTAGCTAAATCTATTGCAAACGCACCAGCTTCTGTTAATATATTCCAAAACTCTGTTAATGCTGGTTTTAATTTCTCAAATATTTTACCTAATAATTCTTTAACTTTAACTATATATGGTTTAGCATTATTGTACATTTCTTCAAATTTATCAGCTAATCTCAAAATATAATCCTGAATAGCAGGTATCTTACTGTGAAACCACTCAGCTAAATTTGCAAGTTTAGGTATTAATTTCTTACCAAGTTCAGCCTGCATATCACCAAAAGCACCTTTCATTGCAACGATTTTACCCTCATCTGTTTCTCTAAGTGCTTTATTTGTTCCACCGATAGACTTCTCTAATTTTTTATTGATAAACTCAATTCTTTGTTCTGCACTCATAACTTTAAATAATTTTTCTTCATTTGCAGTTAATACGACTCCATATTTCTTTAAGGCATTGACTTTGCCATTAATTGCTTTCCCATATAGTTCAGCTATACCTATTGCGTCCTCTTGTGTCCCATTTAACCCTTTATCATAAGCAATCATATCGTCAAGTATAGGCATTGTCTTTTTGATTTGGTCTGCATTCATTTTAAATACAGCTAATCTACTTGCACCAGCAACAGCAACATCGTCTCCAACAACCCCTATATCTTGTAAAACACTAGCTTCATCTTTTAACATTTGGATATGTTCTTTGCTGAATTTAGCTTGTTTCATTAAATTTGTTTCCAGTAATTTATCAGCTTTTAATTTTTCTTTTGCACCATCTATAGATTGTTTTATAAATAAACTTGCACCAGCCATTAAAGCACCAAAACCAATAGCACTCCATTTAACAACTGTTTTCATACCTGCTTTTATAGCATTAGTAAATTTTTGAACGGATTTACTAGCTTGTTTTAATTTATTTTTAGTTGCACCTAATTTATCATTTACTTTATTTAATGGGGTTGTAAATTTATCTCTTAAACTAAGAATTACACCAACAGTCTTCGACATAATACCCTCCTTTCTTGTAAAATAAAAAAGCACCTAGTATTTAAACTAAGTGCTAAAAATATAATATTTTTTGATTAATAGAATGCTAATAATTTATAATGTTCATTACCAGCTACAAAGAAAATTATATCTCTATCTTCTTTTAAACGCTCATATAAAACTTTTTTAAAATAAACAGCATCTGTTGTTTCAATATCAAAGAATTTATTTTTTATTGAAAATCTACACATAATATCATCTTTTCCAACCATATCTGTATAACTAATATTTTCAATTATTTGTAATTTTGCTCCAAACCAACTTCTAATTGTTATTTTCATTTTCTCACCTCTTTTCATATATAATGTCGTAATGCAAATTATAGCACTATATACATACTTAGTAAAGAAAATTATATACCTTTATTTAATCTATCAATCTCCAACTCCATTGTAGCCATCATTAATAACTTTTCTTCATACTCTAAATTAAGTAGATACTCAATTTTAAAACCTCTTAAAACATAAAAAGAGAGGAAAGCCATATCAGCGTCCCTCAAAATTAGTTTTTTAGTTCTTCAATCTCCTCATTATCAGCAAGTCCATATAAAGATAAGATAAATGTAGCAAGTTTATTAATTTCTCCTAAGTTCTCCTCAAACACAGGCATTACCACATCATATGGCTCTGCAACCTCATAAACCTCTTGCAATTCTTTTTTCTGTAATATAGGACAATGTTTATAAATTAATTTACAGTTAGCTTTATATGCACCATCTGTACTTTTATCCTCAGCACTATCCATTATTTTTATAACTTCCCTTGCTTTAAGTTTTACAACTTCTATTGTTCCACCTAAAACTTCTGAATTAAACAGTACAATTTTCATTTTATCGTCATTAGATTGTTCTTTTTTAGCAATTAACATTTCCAAAGTTATATTTTTAGCCATTTATTATATCCTCCTTAAATTAATTCAATAAATCTATAATGTGAAAAAGAAAATGGTACTTCTTCCTCTCTTAAACTTTTGTTCTCAAATTTTAATGCCATTAGTTCATTAATAGTTACACCAGTTAATTCAACTCTTTCAGCACCATACGCACTTGGGTCATCTAATTTAGCAACTATTGTGAAATCAAGCATATTACCACTTCTTATAGCGTCACCAATTAATTTAGCGATTGAGCTATCTATTTTATGTAGTGTCATTGTACCCTCTCCACTATAACCCATATATCTTTTATGTTTTCCTAAATCTCCCATTATATCAACATCTTCATAATCTAGGGTTATTTTGGCTTCAAATGATTTTACTGAGCCAACTTCTTGACCATCAAACCATACTGCACCAAAACTACCTCTTATAATTTTATTTTTATCCATTTTATTAAACATAGATTAACCTCCTTAAAACATATTGATAGTAAACTTAAAGTCTTCAACAGCATTTAATATCTTGATATTTGCTTTCATAAATACTTTTTTCTTAAATGTTAGTTTTTTGATTTTCTCATCATCCCAGTCTTCAACTTCTTTTTTACCAACACCTAACCAAGCCAATCTTTGTGCTTCTACGTCTACTTGTGAATAGTTATCGTATTCTTTATCTAATATGTCCTCTCTTTCAAGTTCTTTGAAATAAGCATTAATTGCTGTGAAAAATAGCACTTGATTATCATATTTATTTTTATACTTACCTATCCACTTTTTGAATGTTGAATAAATATCATCTCTCATTAAATCCATAGATTCAATTATGATAATATCTTTCATATCCTCCATTTCATCTTGTGTTATTTCTTCTAAAGACGTGCAACCTCTCGCAACTCTTATATCTCCCTCATCTTTGTATAGACAAAAACCACCTTTATCAATAACATCATCAATCTTGTTAAAAATACTTACTTCTTTTAAATTTCCACATAAAAAGCTAGTTGCTGAACGTGTCATTGGTAACCCAGCTAACATACCTAAAACAGACGGTATATATTGCCAACCATCAACTTCTCCTCTATCATCAACAAAAGTTACTTTATCATTCATTAAATTTACAATCCCTTTATTATCAGGTTTTGTAGCTTTAAACACCACAGCTTTATAAGTTTTTCCAGCTTTTCTAACAGATTTAATCCAACTTACTAAAGTTGCTGTATCTCCACTTGACCCATCATAAGCAAGTCCAATCCAATTTACTCTTTCTTGTGCGACTATTTTCAATGTATCAGCTAATGTTCCAGCACCGTTGTTAAAAACTAATACTTTATTTGGTGTATATTCAAACGTATCCTTAACTAAAGGTAATACCTCTGCTGAATAATCATCAGGGTTGATATCAATTACTGTTTTATACTCTTTCATAGTCCAATTTTTACCAACTTCATTTACTATTAATCCAACTATTCCTAATTGGCTTCTTTTCACAGCTGTTACAGCTAATTGTTTAAAAATTATTTCAATACTAGGTAATCCCATATTCTATAACCTCCTATTTTATCTAACCTTATTTCTTATCTAAAAACGATATTCTAGTTCTTCCATCATTTCACTATCAACATCATTTTCTATTTGTTCCATTGTTAAGCTATCAAAACTAGCAATCAATACACTCTCATCTGTTTCATCAAAATCAATATCGTCAACAGGTATGATAAAATCATCTGTGACTTTTAATGAGCCTAAAAAAGCGTCCTCTATTGCTTCTGTTATCTTTAAACGTTCTAATCTACCTTTACCTATAACACTATTAAAAAAGTAGATTCTAATTGTAAAGTGACGCTCTTTATAAGTAGTCATAAAAGCACTTGTTTTTAATCCGTCCAACTCAGTTCTAAAACTAGGTCTATTAAATTTTTCAGATAAATCTTTACTATCAATTTCAATATCAGGACAAGCATTATTTAATGTAGAATTGACAGCTTTTAAAATATCACTCAACTTAACCATCAAAAACCTCCATTTTTAATAATTTCATCTACAAAACCCTCTGTTGATTTTACAAATTCATCATGATAATCTTTATGAGCCTGTTCCAATACAAAATACCCTTTTTTAAACCCGTGTTCTTTACCAGTTCTATCTTTGATAATGTGACCTTTTTCTATCAAATGAGCATGAGGCATATAGTTATAAACTCTTATGCAATCATCCTCACCATTCCATTTATAATATCTACCACGTTTAAAACCTTTCATATAATTACCAGTTTTTATCTTTACTTTGCTTTTAGCAATTTTTTTAGCAACACCTTTTAATTTATTACCTTGCTTTTGTAAAAATTTTTTTGTTTCCTTAGGATATTTTTTTGCAAGTTTTAATACTTCTTTTTCAAGACCATCTAATTCATCTGTTGTAAACCCATCCATTGTGTTACTCCTCTGTTCTAATGCAAAAAACTTCCATAAATTGATTATCTTTGAAATCTCTGTTGAAATAGATAACTTGATACTTTAAACCCTCAAATAAAAAAAACCAATCCTTTTTTATACCCTGAATTGATTTAATCCGAAAGGTAAACTTGAATTGGTGTTGATTTATTTCAGTATTGGCTTCTCCATTTTTGACGCTTGAATTGAGTGGTAATATCTCACAATAAGCACGTTTTAATAATTCAGGTGTTGTATCATTTTCTCCTAATTCATTAGGACTATTAATCATATGATATACCTCAACTAAATGTCTTAATTTTTTAGTAATATTAATCATAATTACCACCTACTTGTAATTGTGTCATTAAACTTCTTACAGTATAACTAAAATCTTTACTTTCAGCGTGTTCTCGGTTGTCATACCAGTCTTGTAATAACACACAAGCAATCATTCTAGCTCTGTTTCTAAATTTTTCTTTTTCAACTTTTTTATCAAAGTCATCTATACTATCCCTTAGATAATCCATCGTTGCAACCAGTAAAGATTGCAACAACAAATCATCATCATCATAATCAATTCTTAGATAATTTTTAGCCTCTTTTAAAGTTAAAAATCCATCCATAAATCAATCTCCTATTTTGTAGCTAATTCTAAATAAACCATAGCCTCAGCGTCAACCTTAGCAACATCAAATCTTTCAATAGCCCTTATGAATGTAGCATTTATACTAAAACCAGCTTCACTTGATAATGCTAATTCTAATCCCTCTCTATCAAAAAATGTTATAAACTCACTCATATCTCCAACAAATATTGGTGCTTTTGTAGTGTTCATTGGTAAAACTGTGTCTTTTAAAACTATGATTTTTCTACCTTTAAACATTTTTTGAGTTGTATTTTGTAAATTTACTTCTAGTAAAGGTCTATTTTGTTTATCAGTTAAATTATCTAAGAAATTAAACCCTGATTGGTTAGTTAAGATAATTGCGTTTGCTGATATTGCTGGGTCAAGGTCTACATTTAATGCTGTATTTATTCCAGTGTAGTCAGCTATTGTTTTTGGTGTTAAAGTTTTTAATATATCTAATATCTTTTTGTTTTCAGTGTTTACAGCTTTTTTAGCAAATCTTTTACCAATATGTGCTGTTAAATTAGCTGTTTCATCAGCAAGTAATGAGTTTGATACTGGGATAATATCTCCATAATCTTTTGTTTTATAAGATACTTGACCAAAATCTATATCTGATTTATTTAAAGTGTTTAACTCCTCAAATGAAATTAATTCTCCATCTCCACCCTTTTCAATCGGCATATTACCTGATAAAGATTTAACACTTACAACATTACATAAAGCCTTTAATTCAACTCTTTCTCTTTTTAATTCTTTAATTTTTTCAAATTGTTCTATTGGTACTAAATATCCACCTTTACCATCAGTTGCTTCAACTTGACCCGGAGTACCAACAGCATTTAAAAACTGTCTTTCCTCATCAGTGATTGATTTCCCTTTTAAAACTCTATTAAATAATACATTAACATTCATATCATTTGTAATTTCTACTTTTTTGTTTCCCATAGCTTCTAATGCCTCCTCTGTTTCAACTTCTTTTATTTTATTTTCTAATTCTTTAAATGCAGTCAATTTTGTGTGAGCGTCTTCAATCTTACCCTCATCTTTAAGTGCTTTTATTTCATTTCTCATTTCTTCTAATTCTTTTTTCATTTCTATTGATTTTTTCATTAATTTAACCTCCTATTGATAGCTCTAAATCTATCTCTTTTTTCATTTTTTCCAATCTTGCCAATTCCATATCTTTAATACTATTATTTATAGCCTCAGGGATATGTTTATATTTTTGTTTTGTATCTACTTTATTCAAGTAAATAGGACTATTATCAACTTTTATATTGAAATAATTTAAACAATCCTTACCAGTAAACCACGTTTCAGATTTCATTAAATCGTATATTTGTTCTCTTGTTACACCCTCAATAGCTTTTTCCATATACGTATTTATAATTCCATCCTCAATTTTTTCCATTACTTCTATTTGCTTTAAAAAATCATCAGCATTACCAAACATTCCACAACTTACTCTATGTATCATAAGATAAGCATTATCAGGTATTACTATTTCCTTACAACCGAAAGCAATAATAGACGCTGAACTAGCTGATAACCCATCTACATAAGCAATAGTTTTACCTTTATGATTTTTAAGCATATTTGATATAGCAACCCCTGCAAATACATCACCACCATAAGAATTAATATGTACGTGTACTTCTCCTGCTTCTTTTAAAGCATTAGCAACATCCAACGGATACACATTTGGGTTTTCTAAATCAAAAAATTCATAAAAACCATCATTATCACTATCACTAACTATATCTCCATTGATATAAATTTCAGTAATATCTGCTTTATTCTCAACTCTCAACCATTTCTTATCCACTTGTGCCACCTCCTTTTTTATAAGCAATTCCTATATCTTCCAATCGTACATAACTTCCATTCATAACAATAATATCTCCACCCTCAACAGCAGGTAATCCTACAAGGTTTCTAGCCTCATTAATCGTGTATACTCCTGATTGGATAAATTTAGTAATACATTCTGCTTGGGTCTTCAAGTCACCTTTCAAAATACTAGCAACATTAAATTCAAATCTTAATCCACTCAATCTTTCCTTTTCAGTTAATAGCTTTAAATTAAATTCCTCCTCATAAAGAGTCAAAATATACAACAAAGTATCAACATAAAAAGTCAAGTTTTGCATTTCTGAATTTGAATAACTTGATTTATCATAGTCATTAAGATGATTAGGTTTTACTCCAAAAGCACCTGCTATTTGTAAAGCTGTATATTTCTTTAATTCAAAAAATTGAGTGTCACTAAGTTTTAAATCCAATGGTGTCAAATCCATTCCCAAAGGTAAAGGAAAAATACCACTAGGGTTATTATTTGTATTTATAAAGTCTTCCATTGCCTCTAACATTTTCTTTTGCATTTCTTTACTTAAATCTCCTGTGTACTTCAAAACAGCCTTAGCTGTTAATCCACGTTCATAGAGAGTATTTAAGTATTTTTGACTTGCTTTTACTCCATTAAATGTAGTTGCTAATGTTTCTCTAACGCTAACCCCAACTATCCCGTCTTTACTTAATCCACCTTTTAAATGCAATACATTTTCACTATCAAACACATATGTTTTTCCATTGTGATTATATTCATAGTATAATTTTTCTTCTCCACTGAATAACTTAACATTATCAATTAAAATCCTTACATTTTGAGGGTGCATTGGATATATACCAACTAATCTACCCCTATTATTATAAGATAAATAAGCATAAGCATTTCCATGATGATTTCTCCAAGTTTCTAATAAAGTCATCATTGGTGTAGAGGTCATAAATGGGTTAGGTGCAAACTTTAATTTTTGCAAAGCCTCGTGGTCTACTATCCTGTTATTTTTACTATCTTTCAAATGAATTGATAATTTACCAACACTTTCACTTAACACTTTTAAGCAGGTGTAATAGGTTATCTCAGATAAATCATTATCAACATTTATTCCAAAAAACTCCTTGAAATTCATATTATTAATCTGTGTTGTCTTTTCACTTTTATTAAAAAATCTTTTAAATATGTTTTTCACTCATTACCACCTCCTTTACCAAACGAGTTTAACCAATTTTCAACTAATTCATCATTATTTATATTTTTTTCTTTATTCAATAGCATTATTTTCCAAGCGTCTATAATAGCGTCCACTGGGTCAATTCTATTTTTTTGTGATTGTTTATCAATCTTTTTTTCTCCAAAACTATTAGAGGTAGTGGTCGCATTTGCTATACTCCATTTCAATAATTCATTATGTTTGTCATACATTACTTGTAATGCTTCAACTGATAATGCAAAATCTACTGTGGCGTCATTTAAAGATTTAGCTGATTGTTTTACTTCTGTTAAATCACAACCTAAAAAATCTAAATCACTTAAAAAACTACCAGCATTATGTGCGTCATATCCACACTCTAAAATTGTTAAATTATATTTATCTATAATGTCTTTTAAATGAGAAATTATATATTTATAATCTGTTTTCATTCCAAAAGCACCAGTTGTTAAAGTCAATAAACCTTTTTTTACCCATATTTGATAAGGTACATCATCAGTCTTTTTGTGTTCTTCAAGCCTTAATTCAGGCATAAAAGAATGGCTATAAATGTAAATCTTATGGTCTTCAAGTGGAAAAATTAAAGCTATACTTGTTAAATCTCCACCTTTAGATAAGTCAAAACCTAAATAACAACTCTTACCTTTCATATCAGCTAAGGTTAAATCACTTTCACAATTTTTTAACTTTTCTAAATTGATATATTGTCCTGTACCAGTAGTCACCCATCTATTCAGCTGTTTAGTTAAAAAATTGACTAACTCAGCACCACCCTTTTCCTTAGCGTCAATAGCTTTTTGTGTAATTATTTCTATTTTCTTTTTATTAGGTGTTATTCCATCATCTTCATACAAGTGGTATGGATTAGCTTTTAACCAGTTTCTCCAATCCCATATATCATCATCTTTATCCATTTCACATATAAAAATAAAAAGAGTGTCTTTTTGAATTACACCCTCTAAAATCTTTTCACAAAATTTATAATGTTCATAACAAAAGCTATTTAAGTTAAAACCAGCAGTTGTGATTGCAAGTGTTAAAGCGTTATCAACATCAGCTTGACCGTCTAAAAGTAATTTGTATATTTGGTTATTTGGGTGAGCGTGTAATTCATCACATATCGCAAGGATATTACCAAAACCATCCATACCTTTTGTGTCTTTACTCAATGCTTTTATAACACTACCAGTTACTATATTTTGTATTGTTCTATTATGTTCTTTAACTTTAAATAACTCACTTAAATCTTTATCACTCTCAATAAAATTCCTTATCTCATTCCATACAATGTTAGCTTGGTCTTGTTTTGTGGCTGCACAAAATATACGTTCCTTTATACCAATCATTGAACTAAACAATGTACTTTCAATTCCACTTAAAAAACTTTTTCCATTTCTTCTTCCAACCTGCAAATAAGCCTCTCTAAAACGCCTATCACCCGTCTTTTTCTTCTTCCAACCGTGCAAACTTCCTATGATAAACTCTTGAAAACCCCTTGTCTTTAATTCTCTACCATCTTTCATAATTAAATTATTAGCAAAAGTGATAGCAAATTCAGCCTCATCAACATCAAACTTATAGTCAAATTTCTTCTTTTTAAGGTCATCAAGATGTCTTTTACAAGCTAAATACTCTTTTCTCCCTGTTATCTTTTTACCACTCACTACCATTTTGGCATAAGCAGTCGTTCTATCCTTAATCATAAATTATGCTTGTCTCTCTTTTAGCATTGTAATAAATTTATTTTCAGGCTTTTCTTCTTTAACAGGGACAATCAATTTTAGTCTATCAGTAGTAGCTAATCCTAATTTTGTTGAGGATTGCATTATATATTTAACATATTTTTCTTGCACGTTTACTAATGGATTTATAAACTCTAATTCACCAGTTTTTGTCTGTTTCTTTTTTACTACACCCTCAATTTCAAGTTTCTTAGTTGTTTCAACATAACCATCATATGCGTTACAATATATAGCTAATACACCTAAATCTAAATTATCTAAAATGTTAATCTTGTCACATTCACTAACAACTCTATCAAATTCAGCCTTAGCATTTTCACTCAACCAATCAGGTGCAACTAAATCATCTCTTTCAGCTTTTAATTTCTTTTCTGCTTCTTTTCTTGCTTTTATTTTTTCTTTTCCTATTTTTCCTGTACTTACATCTATAACTTTTCTTGCTCTACTCACATTACACCTCCTGTCAAGTAAAATCCCTTTACACGTAAATCCTATATATTGGCAATTTCTCTAAGAAATAGAGGGGTTGCGATATCAAACCACTTACAAAAAACTTTAATTACCTCCCCCCTACCATCATCTCAAATGAAATAAATTCATTATTATAATATTTATTTAGTATATCAAATAATTTATTTTGCATATTCTTTTTATCCTCATCACTCTTATCATATTGAGCGTGGATATAATTGTGTGTCTTATCACTAATCCATATCAAGTTATTAATATCTAATGCTCTTGACCTATTATCTTTTAGTTCTTCAATATGATGGGATAATGTCCCTTTAACATATTTATTATTAACCATCAACTCGTATAAATCTAAACCATTTGCTTTTAATTTACAGATATCCCTTAGTGTCTTCCACTGTTTACTATTATAAAAATCTGCACTCTCATTATCTCTATACTCTCTGTTATATATTTTGTGTCTATCTTTTACACAATCACATTTAGCATTACTAGGTATTTTCTTCCCACATCTAGCACACAACTTCATTAACATAATATCCTCCACATAAATTAAATTACATAAGATAAATTAAATAAAAAAAGGTTTTTTATAGTTGACCTTTAAACAACTATTACAAGGACATAATGTAAATAAACAAAGAGAAAGTAAAAAAATGCACTAAGAAATCTTTTACAAATTTACTATGATACTATATTACCACATAAATTTTATCCTTAAAATATCCCTATTTTCTCCCTGTTTTCTCCTTTTTATATTTTTGTCAAGACCTTAATCAATAGCAAATCAGTTTTTGTGCTAACATATGTATCTCTATTGCACTTAATATTTTATTCTTAGCTTTATATGTACTACTTACATTAATATCAAATTTTTCAGCAATATTCTCATATGTCATTTTCTCAAAATATTTCATAGGTATAAAATTATAATATTTGTGATTTTTAACCATATCTAAACATTCATCAATCCTAAATATAATCTCATCATAACGTTGTATATTTTGGTATACTCTATCTCTTATTTCTTCTAACTTCTCTAGCTCACTTTTAAACTCAAAACAATTTTGATTATTTAATTCTTTTAATTTATAAGATTTTTTTAATTCTATATTCTCCAAGTGCTTTTGTTCCTCTTGACGTCTCTTTTGATATTTAGGATAAGCATATAGTACATCTTCTATCTTTTTCTGAATTACTTTTTGTTCCATTTTATTTATCCTCCTTGTTATCATCCTCATCATCACTTTTTTTCTTAGGTAAACTCAATACATACAAAACAGATAATATCAATAATACAGTCAGTGAATAATCACTCATTTTACTCCACCACCTTTATCCCTACTTCCAATACATCTATATTACTCTTAGACTTATCATACATTTCCCTTATTTCCTTACAAAATTGTATCTTTTCTTGTTCTATTTCATCATCAGTTAGATACTCTTTTCTATACAAATAAGCCTTAAAATTTCTATCAACAGTTTTTACATCTAAAATATATTTAATCATTTTATTTACCTCCTTGTTTAAACTCTTGGTATAGTGTTTTTAAGAGTTAAATTATAGTCTTTATACTTTTCTATGGCAAGTCTCTTTTTAACAAATCTATAATCTTTAAATTTATTACTATAAGTTTTCAAGTGAGTATATTCACTAGCAGTTAATTTATCTGCTTTACGTTCTAATATTAATTTCTCTGCTTTTTTAAAATCAAATTCGTTTTTCATAATATCCTCCTTAGTTGTATTATCTATTTAGCAGGTACAGGTGGTCTACAAGACATAGTGTCCTTATAGATATCAATAAATTCAGCTAGTCTAATTCTACACAAATGATAATCCTCATCAGCTAAGGCTCTAAATACACCATCTAATAATAATGCTTGTCTAGCACTTAATCCTTTTGTTATTTCAGCAATAATTGCATTCCAATAAACACCTGTATATTTTTTTGTACCGTCTTCTATTCCTAAGTCAGCTATATCCAATACAATTGTGTCTGCTCCTGCTTCAATTATCATATCTAAATATTTCATTGCTTTTTTATAGTCTTCTAATTTGTTTTTCTTTTCTGCTCTTACCAAGTATTTCATAATATTACAAAAGCAAAACACATTATAATATCCTTTTCCAACCCAAGCACTTATAAAATCTTTACATTCAACTCCTGTATCTCCAATTAGATAGTGGTTAGGTTGATTTACATTCTTATCTATCCTATCATTATTCACAATTCCTCTATTATATTCAGCTAAGTACACCAAAACTAACTCTCCATCTACAACATTTCCAACAACACCATACTCTTTAATGCTGTCAACAAACTCATCACTAGCAACAACAGGATAAGATTTCTTATTACAATACTTCACATAATCCTCATATAAGTCTTTAAAAAATCTAAATTTTCCAAACTCTTTTGTATCTGCAAAATAATTTCCAACACTATATTTCATAATATCCTCCATTACAATATTCCAAACAATTATCGATAGTTATTCATTTTTTTACTTTATTATCAATGTAAAATTAGACATCAGTTATCATTTCAGTTACTCATTAAAATCAATCGACAACCCAATTTATCCTTTAATATCAATATAAAACTCCAAATAGTTATCAATGTTACCGATTAGTTGATAACTCTATATATTATTATTATTATTTATTTATTTTATTTATATAAGATAGAGAAAATCGATAACATCGGTA